TGGGCCTATAGCTCAGGGGTAGAGCAACCGGCTCATAACCGGTCGGTCCCTGGTTCGATCCCAGGTGGGCCCACCAAAACGCTAAAATGCGAACCGCTTGCAGATTGAACGCCAAATTCTGGCATTTCATTCTTATAATTAAATACGATTTCGACCCTATCACTATATACGGTTACGCTCTTGATAAAAGTATCAAGAATACGCGAACGGCCTGCTTTTGTGGTAGGGTTTTCGTTTGCCATTCTTTCAAGAAAGTACTCGATATGTTCGGCTGTAAATTTGATAGGCGAGATTACGCTTTCGTGGTTCGCTTTTTGCTCGAGTAGGTCTTGACGTTCCTTTTCTAGTGTTTCAATTTCAGCTTTTAAACGATCATTAATAAAACCCTGTTTAATGGCCGTCATGCAATTATTCAATTCTATATCAATGGCTTTAATTTTACCCTGTATGCCCTGTATGGCTGTTTTAGCCTCTTGGGCAGTGTTATTATACCCAGACATAACCAAATCGACTATACGGGCTATAATTTTGGGCTGTTTTAGAATTTTAAGCGTTCTATTAATGACTAAATCCTCTAACTCATCACGGCGAATGTTTGGCGCGTTGCATGTGTGATATTTGCGGCGATTGGTGCATACATAATAATGATGTTTCTCGCCGTTGCGTGATGTAGCAGTAGACCCCATATAATGCCCGCCGCACTCGCCGCATATCAAGCGGCCACATAAATTATACATTTCACTTCTACGTCCTTTGTTCTTAATTCTAGTCGGTAGCACTCGTTGCACCTCGTCAAATATTTCTCTTGATATAATAGGCGGGATAGAATCCTCGATTCTAATATCGCCCCATTGATACACGCCGATATATTTCTCATTACTCAATATATTGCGTATGACGCTGTACGAAATCTTACCGCCTCGCTTGGTTGTATATCCTTTACTATGCAAAATATCCGCTATTTTAGCCAGAGAGTACTGTTTTAAATATAGGCTATATATTAACCTTACCGCCTTGGCCTCGTGAGTATTCACGGCTAAATGGTGGCTTTCTGTAAGATCATATCCAAGCGGAACGGCCGAGCCGTTCATCTTGCCTTTGAGTGCGTTTTCTGTCATGCCGCGCTTTACCTTTTGCGACAACTCAACAGAATAATACTCGGCCATACCCTCGAGCATGCTTTCGAGGATAATGCCAGCTGGCTCATTGGTGATGTGTTCCTTGGCGCTCAACACTCTAACCCCATTACGGCGGAGTATACCCTTATATTTGGCGCTATCCTCACGGCTACGGCTGAATCTATCTAGTTGATAGACAATAACATAATTAAATGTTTGATTTGCGCTATCACGGATCATCTGTAAGAATTCTGGGCGGTTATCCGTTCGCGCCGATAAAGCCCTATCTGTATATATTTTAGTAATAAGAATACCCTCACGTTGAGCGTATTCGGTGCATTCTCGTATTTGGCCCTCTATGGATTCGTCCCGTTGCTTATCAGACGAGTAGCGTGCATATATCACGCCTGTTTGTAAATCGGTAGTGTTCATTGTGTGATTTCCTTTCAAATTGTATAAGTATAGCCCCCTTGATAGGGGGCTTTTTTTATTTCTTATGTTTACTATTATATTTTGCTTGCGCCTCGGCCATTTTGCCACTTTGAACGGCGAAATTGAAAGCATATATTGCCGTTTTGTATTCGTCGGAACCCTCGACGATTGGAACTATAGGCGTAGGCGTGATTGTGCCACCTATCACATAATCAGCGTTGCGCGCGAAGTTGGTCTCTCTATCTACTTGATAGAGTACGGCGTAAGGTTTGCCCGAGCCGTGCGGGTCAAGAATATAATGAAAATGGTTTAACTTCCATGTAATATATGGCTTGCTTGGGTCATCTTGGCTGGTATATAAGAGTATTTCCACGCTCCCGCCGTCATAATTTTTTACATCTAAATCAGCGCGCACGCTAACGTTTACGCCGTTGGCCGTAGTGTAAGCTGGTACAAATGGCGCGTTTGGATTATGCGCCATTACTGGAATTGATAAAAATGAGCATAATGCAGCTGCAATAATTAACTTTTTCATACTAATACCCCCAATAGTATATATTTATTTCCCTTTTAAAAACGCCTCTATAAGTGCCTTAATGGTAGCCCGCTCATCATCGGTGATGATGTGCTTGCCATAAGACAATACATTATCACGCTCGAGAATAACCTTTAAATTAATCCCGTCGGAACTTTCTATATTTATCAATGTAGAGGGTTCCTTTTTTAATTGCGGTATTTCAAGTTGCTGGATAACGTCCTTTTTTAGCGCACATGCTACATATAGATCATCAATAGCCTCGTCATCGTACATGGATAAGTCAATATCAGCGCCACATTGATGAATGAAGTCTATCTTTTGTTGACGCATGGCGTCGAAACCGTCAACCTCGCCAGTTAAGTAATACACAGATACGCCTAGATAATTAGCTAGTTTTTGCAACTTATCAAGTTTCGGCGTGTATTCTTTCTTTTTCCATGCTGCAAGCGTAGAGCGAGAAACGCCTGTATCTTTTGCTACTTTATAAGCTGTTAAGCCTTTTTCTTGTAGCACTTTATTAAATCTTTCGTACATTTTTCTGACCTTGTTTATAAAATAGTTAAGAAAGATTAACGAAAAGTTTACTAGGAACGTTCAGTTTTCTGTGCTAATATGTAGCCATAGGGAACGTTAAGAAAACTTAACGTAATACAAATTAATTAATATTTCTTAACTATTTTATCACATAGAAAGGTGGTGAATCAATGGAATATGAAAAAATAGAGGCTTTGTTGAAGATGAAAAATATTACAACCTATCGAATGTGTAAAGATTTAGGAATCCCAACATCGTCAGCAACGGCTTGGAAACAAGGATTATACAAGCCTAGTATTACTAACCTAAAAAAAATCGCCGATTATTTCGGCGTTGCAATTGAGGATTTTTTATAAAAAGGAAACCACACACAATATGAATTTAATTCCAATCAATGAGAGGGTGAGCAGCTATGACACTGTTCATTGACGAAATACACAAATTTTATAGCAATCCTCAAAATCTAGCGGACTTTGAGGCATGGAAAGAAAGGAAACTACACAATGATGACACAAAAAAGACCACGGCGCAGACGCAGACGTGTGAAGAAAAACAGAATGAAACTTATTGATATTATAGGCGTTATTGGCTGGGTAGCGTTGATATATGCGGCCGTGGTGCTTTGGTTAGTTTAGAGGTGAAACGATGAATTTTATTATTGAATGTTTAATGATCGCAGGTATGACACTCGCGGCGGTACTCGTTTTACATTGCCTCGTTATTATCGCCGTGTTATTAGCATAAAAAAAGAACAGTCAACTAAAAGCTGACTGTTCAACGTTCCAATCGTTAATAACGAAAGGAAACCACACAACAACATTGTAATGTATCTATTCTTAATTGTCAAAAGAAAGGAAACCACACAAACATGTACAAGAAAATTTTTGACAGCAAAAACGCCACTCGTGAGGAATGGCTAAAGGTTCGCAAGCTAGGCCTCGGCGGTTCGGATATGGCCGCAGTACTAGGGTTAAGCCCTTGGCGTAGTCCTATTGACGTATGGCTCGATAAAACGAGCGACGCCGTTGAGGAAAAGGAAAGCGAGCCAATGTATTGGGGCAACGTACTCGAGGAAGTAGTAGCGCAAGAATTCGCCAAACGCAGCGGGTATAAGGTACGCAATAACAACTTTACTCTACAAAGTGAGGAATACCCTTATTTACTGGCTAACATTGACCGCGAAATCGTAGGCCTAGACGCTGGCCTCGAATGTAAGACGGCCAACGCATTCAAAGCTAATGAATGGGACGGCGACAATGTGCCAGACGCTTATTATATCCAATGCCAGCATTATATGGCTGTTACTGGCAAATCTAGCTGGTGGATAGCGTGCCTCGTAGGTGGAAATACATTTTATTACAAAGAAATCAAGCGTAATGAGGAAGTTATCGCGGCTATTATCGACACTGGGGCAGCATTCTGGGAACTGGTTGAGAGTAAGACCATGCCAGCGCCAGACGATACGAAACAGTGCGAGAATGCACTCAAAAAACTATATCAAAAAAGCAACGGCCAAAGCGTGGAACTACCTGCTAACTACGGGAACATGATTATTGATTATTTAGAAATCAAGAATCAACTATCCGAGCTAGAAACTAAAAAGCGTGGTATTGAAAACGTGATGAAAGATTTCTTGAAAGACAATGAAAGAGCCACATACGGCGAGCATTATGTTTCGTGGAAATCTACGAAGCCGCGTGAAACGTTTGACGCCAAAGCGTTCAAAAATGACTATCCAGAGTTACACAAGCAATATATCAAAGTCGGCGAACCAAGCCGCAGAATGGACATTAAATAATGAAAGCATATTCATTGACACAGCTGCTTAATGTTGTTCCTTGTGATTTTGATGTAAAAATCATAGGAAATTGCAGAGTTGATACCGCGTATGTTGTACGAGTTGATTATAAAAGAAAGACAGTAACTATAGGGGTGGAATAATGGAAAATACAAAAAATACATCAATTGAAACAGCAGAAACAAAACCAAAAAGAAAGCATTTACTTGCAGAAATAGCTCGATTAAAAGAGCTTGACAAAAAGCTAGAAGATGACCTCAGATATGACGGTCATAAGATTGAAAATCTGAAAAGCCAAATCATAGATTTAAAAATAGAAATCACCGCATTACGTGCCTATGCGGCTGGTGTCAGAGGCGACGCATTCCCAGAAAGCGAGGATAAATAATGGCAACAACAACAGGAATTGAACTAAAGAAAAATAATATCGTAGCTCAAAAAGAGGCTAAGACAGTAAAAGGCATGCTTGAAACACCAGCTTTCAAGAAGAAATTCGAGGAAATGCTCGGGAAAAAGGCAGCTGGGTTTATCTCAAGTATTATAGCGGTTACAAATAGCAGCAATTATCTTATGAAAGCTGACCCTGCTACAGTTATCGGCGCAGCAGCACAGGCGGCCATGTTAGACTTGCCGATTAATCAATCTCTTGGGTTCGCCTACATCGTACCTTATAAAGGTGCCGCACAATTTCAACTCGGCTATAAGGGCTATATCCAACTAGCCCAACGCAGCGGGCAATATGCCGATATTGGGGCTAAAACAGTGTACGAGGGCGAGCTCGAATACGAAAACAGATTGCTTGATAAATTTAGATTTGGCGAACGTACGAGCGACAAAGTCATCGGTTACCTAGCATATTTCAGACTTACAAACGGATTTGAAAAAATGCTATACATGACTATCGATGAGGCGCAGGCTCATGCTAAGAAATACAGTCAAAACTATAAGGGTGGCACCGACAAATGGGGCCTTGCAGATTTCAATGTAATGGCCGAGAAAACAGTGCTTAAACGCCTACTTTCAAAATATGGCCCGTTGAGCATTGAAAGCATTCAAATGAGCCAAGCCCTAGCCAATGACGGCGGCGTGATCAGCATGAATAATGACGGCGATTTTGATGTCAATTTCAGTGGCGAAACTATCGATGCAGAAACCGAAACAGATGAACATGAGGATAAACCTGTAGAAAATCACGATACCTATATCGTAGGGGGCGAGGTTATCGACGCAGAAACTGGCGAGGTAGTACATGATGACAAATAACGATAAAATGCTCGCTCAATTCGGCGCTGACTGGGTAAAGGTAAGGGATTTTATCGAATCATTAAGAGCGTTTTATATTCCTTACACGCCTACGTTTATGGTGCGAATAGAAAAGGAGACAGGCGTGCCAGCCAATACAGTAAAAAGCATTTTAGACTACGCCCTACAGATTGGGCTATATGGTAAGACGATCGACAGAGATTATATCACGTTATCGCCTGTCAAATAGAAAGGAGCGTTATGTCAGAACCTAAGCGATATTTTTGGTTGAAACTGCACAAGGATTTTTTTCAACGTAAAGAAATCAAGCGCTTGAGAAAAATCGCTGGCGGCGATACATATACAATCATCTATTTAAAAATGCTTTTACGCTCGATTATGAGCGAGGGCAAGCTATATTTTGACGGATTAGAGGAAGATTTCGCCGCTGAGGTGGCGCTTGACCTAGACGAAAGCGAGGAAAACGTACAAATCACTATCACATATTTGCTAAATAGTGGCTTGTTAGAAATGCGTTCCGACGATGAATATTATCTTCCCGATACAAAAAATAGTACAGGGTGCGAGACCGCAGTAGCTGCAAGGGTTCGCAGGCACCGAGAGAAACAAAAAGCGTTACAATGTAACACCGATGTAACGCAAGTGAAACATTTATGTAACGGAGAGATAGAGAAAGAGATAGATAAAGAGAAAGATATAGAGATAGAACACAGAGATAGAGATATAACTATATCTACAACTAGAGAAAATAAAGAAATCGAAAATTCTCAATCTCTTTCCCCTGTTTCAAATATTGATATTTATGATTTATGGACGAACTCGTTCGGAGTGATTTCCTCTTTTGTTAAAGGCTCACTTGATGACCTTATCGCTGAATATGGCCTTGTCAATGTAGCGGACGCCTTACACATAGCAAAAGAGCGAGGAAAATCACGGGTGCAATATGTAGAAGGAATTTTGAAAAATCAGAGGTTAGAAAATGGAGCAAATGGACGTAATGGCAGCACTCGAGCGACTACGAGAAAAGATGAGCAAGTCGACTGGGAGCAAGAGGCGGCCAAGACATACGGACAAGATTGAGTTTTTTAAGCCAATCTATGACAAGCCGATTGTACTTAAAACTAACATCAACGAAACATATGCAGCGGCTGGCATTCCTAAACGTTACTACGGCATGAGTTTTGAATGGATCAAAGAGCATGGCACATTTCAAAGTGCTGACAAAGAGGCATATGCGATCGTTAAAGATTATAGGGATAATCTGGCGGAGTACATGAATACAGGAAAGGGCCTCATATTAAGGGGACCAGCTGGCATAGGTAAGACGTCCCTCGCTGTATGCATTTTAAAAGAGCTGATGAAGTTAAACACAGGGGCAATGATGATTTCCATGCCTAACTTGCTTGATACTATGCTCACCTTATCAAATGGCGATAGAGTGGCGTACCTTGCCTATGAGCAAAAATTGAAACACATCCCAATGTTGCTGCTTGATGATTTCGGGGCGGAATATTCCAAATCGGATTGGGTGGCGGCTAAAGTCGAAAGTATCATCATTGAACGATACAACAGCATGAGGCCGATTATCCTTACCACAAACTACAGCGACAAATGGACTAAAGACAATTACAGCGGCCGCATATATGACCGCTTACGCAGTGAGTATAAAGTTGCGGTATTCATGGGGCAGTCTCACAGAGATAAAAATTGATTTATTCGCCCTGTATGCTCGTTTAAATTTTTCGACGATAAAATACTCGTAAGAAATATTACACAGGGCAAGACGGGGCGGAAATCGACGCCAAATTAAAAATTAATGCAAAAGATATAGAGGTGAAATCTTGGAAATTGTAATTCACGGCCAACCAAGGACGAAAAAGAACAGCGGCCGCATTGTGATAAGGGACAATATCAGAAAACTCCTACCCTCGGACGCATTTATTCGATACGAAAAGGCGGCATTGTTGCAGCTGGCACATGTTGGCGCTGTTCAAGGACCAATCTCAGTATGTTGCCGTTATTATTTACAAGACAGACGGAGCTGGCCCGATTTGGTTGGCCTGTTACAAGCAACTTCCGACATATTGCAAGACGCTGGAATCATTGAGGACGATAAATATATCGTCAATTATGACGGCTCGGGAATCGTAGGGCTTGATAAGGACAATCCTAGAGTAGTGATTGCAATTCATCAAATTACCGAATCAAGTATCTTATGCGAGGAATATGCAAAGGCGAAAGCTAGAGAGTGCGACACCGCTCAAAAGCTAAAACGCCGACAAGTTGCCAAGAGAGGGGCTAAGGCTAAACCGAAAGCCCCTACCTCAATCTCATATATCGAATATCGAAAGTTAATGATGAAAGGAAACCACACACATGAACGAAACAGAGTACAGACTACGCCTAAAAGGCGAAATTGATATAGAGGCGGTTATCGCGGCCTCATCGGAAAGCGACGCTATAGATAAAGCGGCCGCAGTGCAAGAGGCAATCAATAATCAAATTACGATTGATTGCGGTAATATCGCCAACGTGAAAGAAATTATCACAAATGAAATTACATTGAAATTCGTATGCGCAGAAATTGCGGATTAAGGGGGATAACATGGGATATATTAAGGCAGAATACACAGGTAAGGAAATGGATTTTCATATAAAAAATGCCACACAATTGAGTGTATGGGATTCGCTTGCGGCGTTGTTAGGAGCGTTCTTGACGTTATAACAGAAGAAGGAAAAAATAAGAAACAATTTGAAAATGCAAAAGCGGCGCTCATCAAAGAAATAAAAGCGATGGAGATGAAAGACTATGAAAGCAATATCTGAACGCTTTGAACGAAAAATTCCGACATTCTTGGCTAACCTCGACATGCGGTATTAGACGAGGCGAGACTATAGCGAAACGGAAAGCGACAATGAAAGGAGCCTAATTATGTTTGTAGAAGATAATACACAATATTGCTGGGTTACGCCCAACGGAATCGGCGGCCCAGAGGATAGCGTAGAGCAGGCAGTCAAAAGCTACCTAGAATTACATAGACCAGATAACGATGATGATACTGTTATAGGAATCGGACACCCTAGTTTTTACATTCCAGACATTGACGGGGACAGCGTGATTGAAAGCGTTATAGATTTATTACCAGATGAAGTCTATGACACGGACGAGGATTATTTATATAACGTCGAACGTGAGCATGTAGACGAGTTAAGTAAAGAACTAACGAATGTATTTCGTGCGTGGTGTAACCGCCACGGATACCACCATAGAGGTATGTTCGTAGAGAATAGCGAGCCATATCATATTAAACGAGACGAATACAAGGAGATAACACAATGAACATTAAATATTTAGCAGCAATCATGACAATCACAGCATTAACAGCGCCAGTATATGCAACTGGTACAAATAATACAATCGGCGGCACTGATAACATTGCCACAGCTAATAGTGCGGCGGTATTCGGTTATAAAAACCAAACAAACGCCAATAATACGCTAACCTTTGGCGAGAATAACATCACAAACGGAACGAATGCGTTCGCAGGTGGTAATAATTCCAAAGCCGAGGGGCGGAATACATTCGCATTCGGTAGCCACGCCGAGGCACTAACCGAATATACCTACGCGATTGGTTCACAGGCTAGAACGTCGGCTTATAACACTATTGCCGTTGGTAACGGCGCTTACGCTGGCGGTGAAAGTACTATCGTTATCGGCAGAACTAACACAGTCAACGGCAAGAATAGCGTTGTAATTGGTGCCAATAATATGCAAGTAGACGGCGGGCAGTCTACTGTACTCGGCTATAATAACCGCGTTGATAATTCCCAAGAACAGACTATTCTAGGCGCTAACAGCCAAACAGCGGGGCAAGGCGCTACAGTTATCGGGACGCACTCTAAAGCGACAGCAATTAACGCTTTAGCGATTGGAAATAATACAATCGCGGATAAGTCGAACAGTGTGGCACTAGGGACTAACAGCGTTACAGATGAGGCTGTAGCCACTCGTCAAGCGGTTGTAAACGGCGTAACGCATGTTTTCGCTGGTGATTCACCTCAATCCGTTGTATCGGTAGGCAGTAAGGGCCGTGCTGGTTATGGTGGTGTGCGATATTACACTCGACAAATCACCAACGTCGCAGCGGGGCAAGTAGACCCTAGCAGTACCGACGCCGTTAATGGCAGTCAGTTGTATGCTGCTTATGACGAAATCAGCAGCAACGGCGTAGCAATTCAAAATTTAGCCAATGCTACCAGCCAACAATTCGTAGCGGTAAATAACACTATCACCGCACAAAATACGCGTATCGGCGATAATACGGCAGCAATTTCTCAACATGAAAGTCAATTACAAAATCATGAGGCTAGAATTACAACGTTGGAACATAATACAGCGGGACAGATTTCCCATGTGTTGAGCGAAGTGGCAAAAACTGGCGCAGCTAATGCAGCACTTTCCGCCTTGCATTATCTAGGCTATAACGCCGATGACAAACTAACTTTTGCAGCTGGCTATGGACATTACAAAAACGCTAATGCGGCCGCTATTGGGGCATTCTACGCACCGAATGAACATGTATTATTCAACATCGGCGCAACGCTTGGCGGCACTGCAATGATAAATGCTGGCATATCATTCCGATTGGGTAAAGGCAGCGAGTACGAATTAAACCATAAAGGCAAAATCGCACAGCTCGAGGCGCTAGTAAATGAGTTGATTAATGAAGTGGCAGAATTGAAAGAGGCGAAATAATGAAAGGGTTATTACTAATAATTGGGGCTATATTGGGATTAATGGGAAAGGGTGCGAGCATTGCGCTCGCAATCGCCCTCATACTTTGGCTAATTGGGTTATTCGGAATTACTGGCAGCGATGTGCTAAGAGTACTATTTGCAATGGTTGCAATTTACGCAACGTCGATAATATTGTTTGTAATCGCCGAATCGAAAGAGGATTAGCATATGACATTGTTATACAAAAAGCTTAAAGACTACATTTTAACGAGCTACGATTTAAGCAGCTTGATAAACGCCAGCCATAAATGCACAGCGTTTTATGATGAGGGGGAAATTACAAAGCTAGAATATCAAAAGCTAATGAAGTGTATCGACAGGGTAGTTTTAAAAGGCTGCAAATGCGAGAGAATTGGATTGTAAAAGAGGTATAGCATGTACGATCGCAATGAATTGATAAAAATAGGAATTGATGAAATTGTAAGTTATGCGGATTATAGAGGGTTCGTAATAGTTGAATTCAAATGTATGGATAAGATAAGCCCAGATAATTTTCAAAAAGCCTTGCAGTACGTTCGAGAAATTACAAAAGGCGAGCCTTGTAACGAAATATATGTAAGAGCCAATGTATTAATTGATAGGAAATGAGGCGGCAGTATGACAAAGAAAGAATTCACGGACTATTTATTTAAAATTATGTACGAATTAGGGTATAGAAAAGCCGAAGTTGCAAAAGGCGGAGTATTTTTTTACAAGGGCGACACGCTCATGACTGTATGGACGCCGAGAGTACCGACGAAACTCACATGTTTCGCTGATAAATGGCAATGTATTGATATTGGCGAGTATCTCGGCGTTGTTGACTGGGATAAAGTAAAGATTGACACACGGGTGTTAGTGAGCGATGACGGGATAAACTGGCATAAGCGCCATTTTGCAAGATATACATGCGGAAGAGTGTATACATGGTGTTACGGATCTACATCGTGGAGTAAAGGAAATGTAAGCGATGTTGCGCCTTGGCGTTATGCAAAATTGGCAGGTGATAGGGAATGAATAAATACTTGATTACATTCGAGAATGGTAATTATGAATGGACAAAAGAAGATGAAATCAAAGGCATAGCGGCCGCAAAGTGCATAGGTGTACAAAAGGCAAAAGAGCAAAATAAAGATATATTTTACATCGTTGAATGTACGCAGTGGTGGCCTAGTGCATATAGCTGGGCTGGTGAATTAGTTAACGTGCTTAAAGATGAGTGTGAAATTTTAGCAGATGATGATGAGGCGATGAGAGACGTATCTGATAGCGAAATCGCTGAACTACGTCAAGGTGTTGAGAAACTCGTCAAGCAGTGGCTAATAAGAAACAAACGCATTCCAAAAGGTGCATATTACGGCAATGAAACAGCCTATAAGATAGTTAACGGAAAGGCGGTAAGAATTGGATAAAGAGACGCTTAACGAGATAATTGAAAAAGTATCCGATATTGCCATGTTGATTATAGGGGTGGCGTTTTGCACAACTCTTCTCATGATTGGTATATTTGTAGTAGCAGTACTTTCGCAATGGGCAAAGGGGTAGCATATGGAACATCAAAGGACTTTCACAGAGGGGGAAGTAGAGCAAATCGTCAAAATAGCTGCAGAAACAGCAGCACAAACGGCGATTTCTGAATTTAACAGGCACAATGAAGATATGCTTGCCAAGAAAAACGAGCGAGCCTATAAGAACACTACAACGCTGCTCGAGGGATACACGGCCATGAAAGCACATTGTAAAAGTGCTATAGCTAAAAGTGAGGATACATTGACGCCGAGCGACTTACAAACAGTACTATATGAAGTATTCAACCGCCGCGGACTACTGCAAATTGAGGCGATTCTTGCCAGTAAGCGGCGCACCGAATTGATTATTGAACACATTGATAGAATGCTAGTATCGTATAGCGAATATTGCGCAAACAGCGGCAAGCATTATTGTGAATGTGTGATTGACCGCTATATTAACGATATGACAATCGGCGAAATAGCCGAGAAACATAACACAGTAGAGCGGAACATATACAGGTGGCTCGAAAAAGGGATAGATGACCTTTCGATATATCTGTTTGGAGCTTATGCGTTGTAAAAGTTGTCAAAAAGTTGTCATATTCTGTGCATTATAGTAATGATATAATGTTAGTGGTGAATGGTGTTGTAAAAGATTTTACGATTCGTTTATCCTCCTTTCATAGTACTTATAATGCATAACGGCAGAAAGCACCTCGCACGAGTAACAGGGAACTCGGCGGGGTGCTTTTGCTATTCATAGAAATGAGGTGAGACTATGGCGACTAAGACGAAGAAAGTAGAACCAAAGAAAAAGCGTAGAGTAGGGCGTACGCCTAAATATGAGCAATGGCTTGAGCCAGATAATTTGATTAAGCTAGAGGGTTGGGCGCGTAATGGCCTCACCGATGAACAAATAGCCAACAATATCGGTATTAATCGAACTACTTTGTACGCATGGAAAGCAAAATATACCGACTTTTCAAACGCATTAAAAAGAGGTAAGGAAGTCATCGACATTATGGTTGAAAATGCCTTGCTTAAAAGTGCTATGGGCTATAAGTATGACGAAGTGGTAAAAGAGCGTATATACAACCCAGATACAGGCGAGAGCGAAATTGTAGAGGTAAAGCGAACTACTAAGGAAGTGGCACCGAACTCGACCTCGTTGATATTCTGGCTTAAGAATCGACGCCCAGCAGATTGGCGAGACACTAAGAACATAGATGCAGCCGTTGAGGTTAAAAACCCATTTGACGGAATTGATACGGCTGACATTAAGAAACTCATAGGCGATGACTAAACTCGATATACACACATGAAAGGTGGTGAGGATATGCAAATTCGAGATAAGAAAGAAACGATCATAGAACTAGCTAAAAGGGAACTCGCACGGCGCGAGTTTTTTTATTATTGCCAACTAAAGACAGGTAGCTTTTACAAGAAAAGTAGAAAATATCTAGTCGAGTTATGTAATGAGCTAGAGCATTTTATCAAGAATGATGAATATAACGTTCTTATCATGAATTTGCCCCCGTAGCCTCGACATGGTAAGAGTTTAACGGCGCAGCACCTTACGCAGTGGTGGCTAGGGAATAACCCAGCCGCCAAGGTAATGACTGGTTCATACAACGAGACATTATCTAAAATGTTTAGTAAATCTGTTAGAAATGCTATACAAGAGAACAAGGCTGATGATGATATTATCGTATTTAGCGACGTATTTCCTAGCGTTCATGTAGCGGTAGGCGACGCACAGGCTCATCTATGGAGCCTAGAGGGATATACGAATTCATATCTAGCTACATCGCCAACAGGTACGGCCACGGGGTTCGGCTGTTCGCTCATGATTATTGACGATATTATTAAGAACAGCGAAGAGGCCTATAATGCCAGCGTGAAAGAGAAACATTGGGAGTGGTTTACGAATACAATGCTTTCACGGCTTGAAGAGGGTGGCAAGATTATAATCATTATGACGCGCTGGGCTAGTGATGATTTAGCAGGCCGAGCTATTGAACATTTTAAAGATGACCCGTTATTTAAGGCGAAAGTCATCACCATGAAAGCCTTACAAGATGACGGCTCTATGCTATGCGAAGAGGTATTGTCTAAGGCCTCGTACATGTCAAAGGTTCGAGCAATGGGCGAAGATATAGCCAGCGCCAACTATCAGCAAGTACCGATTGACCTCAAAGGGTGCTTGTACACGAATATCCTCACATATGACACGTTGCCAAGAGACGCAAAAGGCAACGTGTTATTTTCTTGTATCAAGAACTATACAGATACAGCCGATACTGGCAGCGATTACCTAGCTAGCTTTACATACGGCGTATATGAGGGAGAGGCTTATATGCTAGATGTGGTCTATACAAATGACGCTATGGAAACCACCGAGCCAGAGGTAGCGGATATGCTGCATAGAAACGGCGTAAATGTGGCAGACATTGAAAGCAACAACGGCGGCCGAGGGTTTGGCCGTAACGTTCAAAGTATACTCAAACAGAAATATAACTCTAATAAGTGCGTGATTAATATGTTTCATCAAAGTGGTAACAAAATAGCCCGCATTCAGTCAAATGCTACATGGGTTATGAATCATGTGTATATGCCTAAGAATTGGCGTGATAGGTGGCCTCAGTTGGCTGCTGATATTACGAGATACCAACGAGAGGGCAAGAACGCACACGATGACGCGCCCGACGCATTAACAGGGATAGCGGAGAAGATAAACGCGCCACAGGTTAGAAGTGGCCGCATTAACATATATTAGAAAGGGGAATACATGGCAATTATTTATTCTAATCCTCGAACAGATGAATACGAGATACTGCATGACGCCTATTATGGTAGCGGTATGTTCGCCAGCGGCGCAGCAATTACGCCACACAGGCGAGAGGGAACTGAATCGATTAATTTCAGGCGTCAAATTGCATATTATCTAAACTATACAGGGCCTATCCTCAACGCGAGCGTAGACCCTATTTTTAAAGATGAAATCAAACGGGAGTATAGCAAATCTGTACTATTTGATGAATTCATTAACGATGTAGACCGAGAGGGTACTACATTACAGGAATTCACACGTCAAAACGCAACGCTTGCGAAACTATACGGCGTGATGTACATCATTGTTGATAATGTAACAGAATTCGGCAACTCATTGGCTGACACGTTGGCTAATCGTTCTATGCCATACCTAACAGCGGTAGAACCTAAGAACGTAATGAATTTTACGTTTGATGATAACGGCCGATTATCTGTATTTACCTATGCGACATACTTGGCAAATGCGGACGGCACAGTCAAAACGCATTACCATACTTGGACGCCTACATCATGGAACATCAAAGACGGCGACGGCAAGACGATTGGCGAGGGTGAGCATAACATCGGACGTATTCCTATTGTGCAATGGTTTGGCCGTGCTGCTCGTAAGCGGGATATATTACCACCGCCCGAGTATTTGAGTATCGCCAAAACGAATGCACATGTTTATAACCTATGCTCATTATTGTCTCAAATCCTTTACAATCAAACATTCTCAATCTTGACTATGCCAGTAGATAGCAACGGCCTTTCAGATGTAACAATCGGAACGGATAACCTGCTCGCATATCCTCATGATTCAGCGAGGGCGCCCGAATTTATCGCGCCAGATAAGGGACCCGCTGAGGTGCTTATGGCTCAAATCGATAAGCTAATCAATGAAATGTATCGCATGAGTGGTATTGATTCAGTAATTGGAGTGCAGCAAGCTAAGAGTGGCGTTGCTAAACAATGGGATTTTGAGCGTACTAATCAGCGGCTTTCTGATTTTGCGGTGCAATGTGAAAACGCAGAATATGACATTATCGCACTCTATAAATTATGGAGCGGTGATAATATTGAGTATTCTTGCGAGTACCCTCGAGATTTCAAAGTAAATGATGTAACGGAAAGCCTAACACAGGCACAACAGGCGAAAGACCTTGAATTTAATTCTGATACATTCGACAGTGAAATCTTGAAAAAAGTGATTGACGCTTATATGCCTAACCTCGAGAAAGAGGTTAAAGATACGATCATAAACGAGGCGCAACAAGCAGCCGATGAGGAACGTCAAAATAAAGCGTTTGATGATTTAGATAGCGGCGCACCGCATGACGATGATGAGGGTGTAGACGATGAAGAAAACGGCAACGGCGAAAACGATTGACGAGGCACTCGAACAATTTGAACGCATGATAAAGGAACTTATAGATCTTGGCTATTCCCACGATATGGCGGTTAGAGTGGCCTATAAGTCTTATCCTATTATGAAATTGCTAGAGGCACCTCTTACGGCTGATATGGTGCAGAATTTCAATAATGCATATCATGGTGTACTGGTTGCCAATCATGTAGCGGGCCATATGCCTTTTAATTACTCTACGCAGTTAATTAGCGAGGCAATGCAAGAGGCATGGACGAGCGACGGACTAACCCTATCAACTCGACTGCACAATAATGCGGCCAAGATACAACGAGATACGGCGGAAGCGATTCGGCAATCATTGAAACGTGGTAAGAGTATCAAGCAAATGGCAAGAGCCATATTTGAGGGATACGGAAACGGCGGCACAATTCAGACGGATAAGCTACCTAAATATATCGAAATGGTTAGACGGCTAAAATGGCCTAACTATTTGAATGATGATGAAGTAGCTCAATTCAAGCATGTGCTACGCCAAACAGAAAGACAGGTTCGACAGAATACAACGCCGAGCCTACGAGCCGCGTATACTGGATTGATAAAAGCCGTTGACGAGGCGAGTGCGATTGACTTATCAAAATCGGTAAACGTAGCCGTGCAAGAGAAAGCACGATACAACGCCGAACGGATAGCACGCACAGAGGCGGCGAGAGCCTACGCAGACGGGCAAATGCTATGTTATAAGAATGATGACGATGTAGTGGCCTTGAAGTGGCAACTAAACAGCCGCCACCCTGTATGCGATATATGCGACGTGTATGCAAATGCTGATTTCTACGGCTTAGGTAGAGGGATATATCCAAAGGATAAATTCCCAACATTGCCCGCTCATCCTCACTGCTTATGTAAGATTGCCCCTGTATATGATTTCGAGGTTGATATACATCAAGCAAAAGAAAACATCGAAGAGGGCGGCAAGCGATACATTAATTCATTGTCTAAAGTCGATCAAGAGCGCATTCTTGGCGTTCATGGTAAGCGTGTTGTTAGTGGCGGTAAAGAATCATGGACAGAACGAGCGCGCGGGTGGAGTGGTGATATATTTGAGGTTAGACGGCCGAAATCGTTATATGAAGCATTCAGCGATATTGATTCACTCACAATTGACGACAATAAAATCACAAAATACTGTTTAAACAAAGAACATAAGCAAGGCGGCCCAAAGGCAGTAGCTTTTGAAAAGTATTTAGGATATAATTTAAGTAGGGCAAATGAATTTAAACAGTTTTTGAGGGAATCGGTTGTTGATTCTAAAATCATTGAAAAGGGAGTTAATAAGCATGGCACGCGGTACGAATTAACCAAATATGTTGATTCGCTAAAAGGCGGACGCATTAAGTTGGTTATGGCGTGGCAAATTGATACAGGCTCAAAAGTTCCAAGGCTTATTAGCGCATATGTAAGACCAGAGGATAAGATTAAATGAAAGAGCTTGATGTTGTTAAACTTAAAAATGGTGAAGAAGTAACACTCTTACACTTTTATAAAGACGGCTGTATTCAAGTCGAAAATGCCGATTCGAATATTTATGAAATCAAAACATCCGATATTCTTAAAGTGATTGAAGAGAGTTAAAGCGCTTACTATGTTGTAAGCGCTTTTTTATTGCTAAAATTAAATAATTGTTTTTACAGGCTCACACTGGCGAAGGTGTGAGCCTTTTATATTGCCATTAAGTAGCAAGCGGCGAAAGGTGGCGCATTCATGTTGAAAAGGAGACAGATACATGACTTTAGCAGAATTGTACGCAAAATTAGAGGGAATTAATGGCGGTAAAGACCTAATTGCAGGGTTCAAATCCGAGATTTCTAAAATCAATGACGGGGCGAAAACGGAACGCCTAAAACTTGAAAACAAAATTACCGAATTAACCACGGCGCGCGACGAGTTGAAAGGTAAGGTTGACGAGTACGAGGCGAATAAAGGCCAAAAAACGCCCGAGATCATTGCACTTGAAAAGCAAATTAAAGGCCTCACAGACAAATACGAGGCGTCAGAAAAGGCTCGACAAGATGAAATTCAAAAGCGTACCGATTCAGAAATTAGCGCCCAAACTATTGCGGCACTAACAAAGGCAAATTGTACAGACGCCCAAACATTCAGCAAGCTAGTCGCTGGACAAATTAGCGTGCAAGATGACGGCTCATATGGCTGGAAGAAAGAGGACGGCACTATTGGCACTATTGAAGAGTGCGCTACGGCATTCCTTGCTGACAAGCCTTACGCGGTTAAACCTGCACAAAATGGCGGTAGCGGCGCAGGTGCTGGCAATGCAACAGGCGGAAACGCACAACTTGCCGAAATGTTCAAAATCGCAGGCATTAAACCGCCAAGCGAAAATAATTGATTTACTCGAAGAAAAGAGGTAAAACATGGCAATTAATACTTTACAAATGGCTCAAAACTTTCAAACATTGCTAGATCAACAAATGGTAGTAGGTGCTACATCTGGCTTTATGGAAGTAAACGCTGGCGAAGTTAAATACAACGGCGGCGATATTGTTAAGATTCCTACTTTATCCGTTGACGGCTTGGCAAATTATGACCGTGATAATGGTTATAATCGTGGCGGCGTATCCTTGAAATATCAAGATTTTAAATTGACGCAAGACCGCGGCCGTAAATTCTTGCTTGATTCTATGGACGTAGATGAATCTAACTTCCTAGCAATAGGTACCAACGTTATGACAGCGTTCCAAAAAGAACAAGTAATTCCAGAAATTGACGCTTATCGCTATTCCAAGGTGGCAGCATATGCCAAACAAGAAAGCCGTAAAACAGACGCATTCACACCAGATGACACAAACATCATCAAACAATTAAACAAGGAAATTATGGAAATCGAAGATTTAATCGGCGAAACTGGCGACCTTGTAATTGTAATGAGTGCGCGCGTTCAAAGTATTTTGAACGAGGCAGCAGGTAAAAAAGGCTTGCTCGATGTAGGCAACTTTACACATGGCGCATACAATACACGCGTTCGCATTTACAATGAAATTCCTATTATTGGCGTTCCTAGCGCTCGTATGAAATCTCAATATGTTTTCAATGACGGCACAACTAGCGGCCAAGAAAAGGGCGGATTTAAAGCAGATACAGGCGCGAAAGCTATCAACTGGCTTATTATGAGCCGTGCGGCAGCGATTGCTGTATCTAAAACCGACCAAATGCGTATTTTTGACACTAACACTACACAGCAAGCAAATGCTTGGTCTATCGATTATCGTAAATTCCACGATGTATGGGTTCCAAAAAATCGCTTGGCTAGTGTATGGGCTAACTTTGGCGCTTAATTAATAACGGGGGGGTACATCATGGAGAAATACAGACTTGTAAGAATGAATGTAGTCAAATATACAGATGATGAATTCGTTCTTGAACAATTGCTTGATGAGGGCTTTGCATTAGAGCCTGCATTTGAGCCAGACAAAGAGCCAACAGACGGCGCTGGCGGAGTAGACGATAAAGAGCCAGACAAAGAGCCAACAGACGGCGCGAAAAAGTCTACAAAATCCAGTAAGAAATAATCATGAATGCTCGTGAAATCTTTGAGAGAAGATTGAGGCAAGCGGTAAAGGCTAGCGCTAGAGAGGTACAAACAGCGGCGCAAAATAACCATAAATTCACATCGCACACGGGGCAACTCGAGAGGGCTATTGATGTGCGCATGATTGGCGATAAGACAGCAGAGGTATATATAGACAGTCAAGCCGCATATTATGGCCCATTCGTGCATGAGGGAACTCGGCCGCATGACATATTTCCTAAGCAGAAAAAGGCATTGCGTTGGGTTCCTGTAGGCGGTAATGGGTTTGTGTTCGCCAAACGTGTACATCACAGAGGCACAAAGGCCGACCCGTTCCTATACGAGGCGCTAGATCATAGCCGCGACGAAATTCGTGATATATTCTCAAAAGCGGTTGATGTATCTCTTAATGATGTGGCTCGAGATATTGAGTTAAACGCTAACCGCACGCATTTAGAAATTAAACTGTAAGGGGTTTGATATATGCTATACGAATTTCAAGAGATGACATTCGACGATGAGCTACTAGGGCCTAACGTGCTTGAAACAACGCTGACAAAAGCCGAGCAATGGCTGTATGTGCTAGCTAAACGGCTAGGCGTACAAGAGAGCGATGTAATTCGTTCATTCGTTGCTGATGAACTCGTTACACTTTACTGCTATCGAGAGACATGCATGAATAAAGCAGCCTCATTGATAGGCCAGTATAGCCGCAACGGCCAAGACGATGATTATTATTCTAAGAAATTGACATATATCAATGCTAGAATAGCGGTTTTAGAAAACCAAATCACGGCGGAGCAACTAACAGGGCAGCCAGCTAAGTATGCGGGATATAGGTGTATTCCACTATATCGAGGTGGCTAATATGTGGCTTGAATTATTGAACAAAATTAAATACACAATCGAGAAAGCTGGGTTTGACGGAAAAGTCGAACTCGGCTTTTTAAACCCTCAAAATGCTGGCGTCGATACGCTTGGCATGGTAATGCTAGGGCGCGGCGAATGTACGCCAATTGACGATAAAGTGCATAACATGCTGAAACAAGAGTTTTATGTTGAGGTATGGACTAAAGAGGACGGCACCGAATTCGGTGCGGCCTATGCACAAATATCGGAACTTGAAAGCAAAATAGAGAAAATCTTGATTGCGTTTCGTGAGGCGTGCGGTGTGCTTAACGAGGAATATTGTGTATTACAAAAAAGCGGCTATCAAGTTGTTGATATTCGCTGCACTAACAAGACAGATGACCATGACAGCATGAGGCCTTTTATCGGCACTCAATACAGGCTCGAGGCTCGTTTGTATGACTTAAATAATGATACTAAAGGGGGTATTTATTAATGGCTGAAACAAAACTATATAAACCAGCGGCGGTAGATATGCCAACGGCTGGCAAGAACTACCTTTTATATTTGAACGTTGGCACAGATGAAAAAGCTGGCGCTAAATGGCTATTATTAGGCGGCCAACGTAGCGGCGACCTTTCTCGTAAAGCTGATAGCATTGACGCGTCTCACAAAGGTTCTGGCGGTTGGAAATCTACTATCGCAGGCCTTAAAGAATGGTCTTTCTCTATCGAAACATTGCTTATGCCTAAAGAGGAAAGCTTAAAACTATTAGAAAAAGCATTCCTTGACGGCGACAATGTAATGATTAAATTCGAGTACCCAGATAAACGTTATTTCACTGGTATCGCCAGCGTAACAGAATTATCTATCAACACGCCTCATGACGGCGTAGCGACTTATAAAGGCTCCTTGAACGGCGTCGGTCCTTTATCCGAATTACAAGACGCACCAGCAGGCAGCCCAACAGTTGGCGGCTAATTCAACAGAATAATCCTACTTTTTTAGCGCTAAACAATAGGAGAGTTATTTATGAAAACAGTTACATGTAATTTATTTAGAGACGGCGATTATATTATGTTCAATATTCAGCGCCTCATGGAATTTGAGGCGGCAGTAGGGAAGCCTATTGGTGAACTTTTACAAATGCCGACATGGCCTATTAATAGTATTGTTTCGGGTTACGCTATCGGCATGAAACAGCACAAGCGGAATCCTCAACAATACTATGAATTGATTGATAATTTGCTTTCCGACGATGAAAGCGAAGTAAGTTTATTGACGCTACAAGCGCCATTAATGAAAGCGATTGTTGCGAGCGGTGCATTTGGTATGAACATGTATTATCAAATGTTCCCCGATGAAATTACAAAAGCCGATAAATTAGCAATCGAGGAAGAGGCCGAACAACTAAAAAACTAGACGGGGGCCAACGCGCCCCCTCTTTTTCTTTATGGCTAAGAAACGCCGAAGAAATTGCGTATAGCGTGCTAGAGCTAAAACCTTGGGAATTAATGCGATTACAGCCTATTGAGTACAGGAAACTCGTACAGGGCTATGAACGGCGCTGCAAAATTCAAGACCAAAATAGAGCGTTCTGGATAACAAACATCATGAACACGCAATTATCAAAGGCAATTGAGCCGAAAAAATTTATAGATATTTTATATCCGCCTACAGACGCACAAAAGCGGATAGATGAGGCGGAGTTTATTCGTGAATTTAGAGAGGCAGGGGGTGAAATATAGACAATGGCAGATAGTAATATCAATGTACGGATCAGTGCGGACAGTACAGAGGTGCAGTCGGCTATAAATAAGGTTGCCAATAAGCTAAGTACTGACATACCGAAAGGCGTATCAGAGGCAGGCAGTAAAGTAGCTAAAGAGGCAGCCAGCATTCGCGATGAAATCAAATCTATAATGACCCAAGTGAATAAGGGGCTGCAATTTGCTGGGGCTGTTACTGGCATTAGTTTGGCCGCGACAGCCGTCAAGGACGTGGCAACGGCAGCAGCACAGACCGCCGACCAATTAACCAGCGTACGCTCACGGATTAACCTTATTAATGACGGCGCGCAAACCACGGCCGAAATTATGGATAAGGTATTCGACGCTGCACAGCGCTCTCGCGGCAGCTATGTAGATATGGCGGACAGTGTAGCCAAGCTGAATATGTTAGCAAAAGATGCATTCAGCTCGAATGATGAGGCAATTATGTTTGTTGAGCAGTTGAACAAACAATTCAAAGTCTCGGGCGCCAGCATTGAAGAATCAAGCGCAGCGATGTATCAATTGACGCAAGCAATGGCGGCGGGAAAATTGCAAGGCGATGAATTCCATTCTATTATGGAAAACGCGCCAATGCTCGCCCAATCTATTGCGCAAGAAATGGGCCTTACTGTAGGTCAATTAAAAGATATGTCATCACAAGGCCTAATCACCGCCGACATCATCAAAGAGGCACTATTCAATAGTGCTGAGGAAACAAACGCAAAATTTGCAGAAATTCCGATGACGTTCGCAGAAATGGGGCAGTCTATCCAGAATGAAATGCTATTAGCGTTTCAGCCTGTACTTGAACAGCTTTCGGCTATTCCTCAAAATGGCGACTTTCAAGCGTTCGTTCAAGGCGTTGGCGTTGCAATTCGTGCTATGGCTGCTACAGCCTCGGCCTCGATTGGTATTATAAGCGCCTCATTTAATGGGCTTAAAACAATCGTAACAGTCATAAGCCAAACGATACGCAGCTTTACAAGCTTATTTATCACTACCATGCCAAGGGTTAGCGCAGCCGTATTGGCCGTTGTTGTAGCGTTTACTACATATAGGGCGGCTATGGCACTATGCGGCACTCAGACGGCAGCATTGACAGTTAAGACAGTAGCATTGAAAACGGCACAATTAGCCTCAGCAGTAGCGACTAGAGCCTACGGCGTGGCAATGACGGCGGTCAGAGTGGCAATTCAAGGCACTATATTGACAGTCGGGGCGCTAACAATTGGGACTACTGTATTGAAATCCTTATTCTTGGCATTGCGTGGCAGTACACTAGCAGCAGCTACGGCGCAGCGAGTGCTTAATTTGGTAATGAGAGCCAACCCAATCGGAATATTAATATCCGTAATTATGACGCTCGTAACTGTATTTGCAACAGCAGCGGCGGCCTCTAATGGGTTTGGCAATACGTTGGCCTCAGTATTCTCTACAATTGTTCATACGGCCGTTTGGGGCGTGAATAAGATCATTGAGGGCCTTAATTGGTTGATTGCTAAATTAAACAGCGTAGGCGAGAAAGTTGCGAAATTCTTCGGCGGAACATTCACAGCGATTCAACAGGTTGATACTATCAGCGCTGACACGGCGCAAGATATTGTAAATACTGGCGTCAATATGGCGGCTCAAATCACAGAGGGCATATCCGCTGGCGGTGATACAGGCCTAGACGTTGGCGGTGGCGGCGGTGGTGGCGACTATGACACTGGCGGCGGCAAAGGTAAAGGCAAAGGCGGCGGCGGTGGTGGCAAAGGTAGTAAAGGCAAGGACCTAGCCAAAGAGGCCAAGCAAACACATGAAAAGATTTTACAGTCTTATCTTGAAATGCTTGGGAATAAAGAGGAACTCATCGAACTTGAATACAAGAAAGAGCTTGATGAACTCAACAAATCGAAAGCCGCAAATGTCAATTATAATGAGGATTTAGCCAACTTAGAGGCGGTATACTCAGACAAGCGCATAAAAGCCAAGCAGGAAGAGGCACAAAAGTTACTAGAAATTGAGCAATCTGTACGCGATTACGTCAAGGATTTCAATTTTAATCTTGTAAGTAAGGATTCCACAGGCAGCGCGTCCCCTATGGAGCAGCTGAAAAAGGAATATACTGACGCAATTGATGAAATCACTGATAAATACGCTAAAATGAACGATGATTTCGTGAAAATGGATAAAATGCAACAACAGCATTACATTGACACGTTAAAAGAAAAGGGCGTTATATTCAAAGACCATGATGACGGCACTATTTCGTTTGAAGAAATGAAAAATGCTGAGTTATTGGCGAAACAAAAAGAATATAACGATAAAGCCTTACAATATCATCGCGAATTACAGGAAGAGAAATGGGCTATTGATGAGGCTATGCGGACGCAGAATTTCGAGGCGTTGCAGCAAGCACTTGACGATGAATATGTAGCAACCCAACAAAGCTATGATCTTAAGAAAGAACTACTTACAGAATATCAAGACGCAGTAATGAACAGCCATTTCAACAGCCAACAATTGATATGGGACGCTGCAAGTGCTGGTATCGATAAGTTACAAGAGGGCATTTCTGGACTTTTACAAGGCACAATGACGATTACACAGGCTTTTCAAAATATGGGTAAAGCTATATTGAAAACAATCGCCGATAGTTTGGCTCAATGGGTAGCGGCACAGGTTAAGCAAGCCGTACTCGGTAAAATGCTACAATCGCAACAAACAGCGGCGAGTGTAGCAGCAGCACAGGCTCAACTCCCTGCATGGTCTCAACTAGCTCAACAGGTTAGTATGGCAACGTTTGGCGCTAGTGCGGCGGCTGGGTTAGCCGCTTGGAGCAGTAGTACGGCGGCAGGTATAGCACAAGCCACCGCATTGAGTAACGTCGGCAATTTAGGCGGCTCACTCAAAGGCGGCAACTTTGGCGCTATGTTTAGCAATAAAAGCATGCCAAAATTGGCCGAGGGTGGTCTTACCTATGGCGCTACCCTTGCACAAATTGGTGAGGGTAAATATGAAGAGGCTGTTCTCCCGTTATCTGATACAGTATTCGACCGATTAGGCGACGGAATCAACCGCGCGAATGGTGGTGCAGGCACTGGCGGCGCTACTATCAACATCAATGCGATTGATGCCGAAAGCTTTGGCGGGTTCCTTGAAAGTCGAGGCGGTAGGGCTTTACGTCAATTCCTTGTGAATCAAGATAGGGAATTCATAGCAACAGCGGGGACGTGGTAACATGGCAGATTTATTGAAATTCCCTAAGATTATTTCATTGGGGTGGAAATCTCAAAAAATACAAAAATGGGATACTAAAATCAAGACAACTGGCTCGGGCAAGGTGCGGACCATGACAACGTGGAAATATCCGCAATATACGATTTCGACAGATTTCGAGGTACTAAAGCCAGCGGAATATAAGGAACTCATGGGGTTCTATTCCAAGACAAAGGGCGGTACAATTCCTTTCTTGTGGTTAGACCCCGAGGACAATCAAGAGAAGGGCATACAACTCGGCACAGGCTCAGAGGGTTCATGGCAAGCCGTGAGAAAATTCGGCGACTTCCTCGAGCCTGTTTATCATGTTGAGGATTTGAAACTATACGCCAATGGTACGCCAATTCGTGCAGTTAGCGATAAAGGCGTTATAAAGTTGGCGCAAGGCGAGACAGTAGCACCGAACGCAGTTATAACCGCAGATTATACCTACTATTGGTTAGTGCGGTTTAGCGGTGATATGACAGCCGAGTATATTTTTACCGATGTTTACAAATCGAAAACATTCAAATTAGTAACAACTCGATAGGGGGCAATTATGAAAGCAGTGAACGAGGCGCTAAGGCAGCACCTAAACAATGATAAGTATTTCGTAAGTTGCGACCTCTACGAGTTGCGCTTGCGCAGTGGTGTTTCTTACTATTGGGCCGATCCAGACGCGGACGTTTCCTACAATGGGCAAGCCTATAAGAGTAACGGGCCTATTATTGTAAGGGATAAAATCACCACAAACAGCACTGTAAGCGTTGATAAAATGACTGTTAGCATTTCGACGAATGAACAGGATACAATAGGCGGCGTCCCTATTATGGCCGTGGCTCATAATGGTGGATTTGACGGCGCTGAGATGACGCTACGCCGAGCATTCTTTGACGATAGCTATAAAATCATCGGTGTAGTTGGTTTATTTACTGGCTTATGTGAGGTAACGCAAGGCGGCGGCCTCACATTAAAGCTAAATGTAAAATCAATCGTGCAAAAGCTCAATATTGAATATCCTAACCGCCGATATTATCCTCAATGCCCTTTCAGCGTGTACTCCAAGGAGTGCGGTGTTGATATTAAGCGGTTCCGCAAAAGTGGCAAGGTTACAGGTCTAGGCAGCGGCGCCAATTCGATAAGAATAGATATTCCATTCGAGAATGGCTATTACACGGCTGGCGGTATAGATTGGATCACTGGCCCAATGGCGGGGCAATCAACACAGATATTACAAAGCAATGACGGCGTAATTCTGTACATGAGCGCCCTTGAAGTAAGCCCAAGAGTTGGCGACCAATTCTATATATACGCTGGCTGTAATAAGACGCCTACAGAGTGCAAGAATAAATTCAATAATTGGGATAGGAACAGAGCGACGCCTTACGTTCCATTAAAGGAGAGCATACGATGACAGATATTAATGAATTAACAACAGGCGAGAGAATCGCCAATGCGGCTGTTAAATGGTTAGGTACGCCGTATGTCAATAATTCAATGGTTAAAGGCGTAGGCGTTGACTGTTCTTATTTGCTCGTTGCGGCAGTTGTTGATAGCGGCGTAATGAAACGCGACAGAATTGACATAGAAGATTATTCAAACGAGTGGCACCTGCACCATTCCGAGGAAAAATACCTCAAGTATGTGCAGCAAGTAGCCGATGAGGTGAAAGAGGGCGCACCGCTTGAAATAGGCGACTTCCTACTATATCAATATGGACGTTGTATTTCTCACGGCGCTATCTATATAGGGAAAGGCCTTGTAATTCATTCCTTTGTTGATTATGGCGTAATCATCTCGAAACTTGATGATGTACTATTTTTCGATAAAAAAGGCCGCTCGCGATTGAGAGCGGTGTACCGATACAGAGAGGAGCGTAAGTAATGGGCTTTCTATTTGGTAGAGGCAAGAATACAACAAATCGAGCCGATATGATCGCCGATTTTCAAATCAATACGGCCTCTTATGGTGAGGTGGTTCCCGAAATATTGGGGACTACTCGGGTTAATGGTAACATCATCGATTATGAGGATTTTACAGCACACGAGCATAAAAGCACCACTCGAACAGGTAAAGGCGGCGGCTCGAAACATACAGAAATTACATACACTTATACAGTAGCAGCAGCTATCGCATTATGTGAGGGCCCTATCGCTGGCGTTGGCAAGGTGTGGCGAGATAAGGAAATATATACTTATCCTAGTGAAAAAATCGAACTCACCTTATTCAATGGTGAGCAAGGGCAAGCGCCTTGGCCTTATATGTTGTCTAAACACCCAGACAAAGCACTACCATATAGTGGATTGGCTTACATGGCTGGCGTGGTTGATTTGGGCGAGCGTGGCAGCTTACCACAATTCAACTTTGAAATCATGGGAAAACTCAGAGATACAGGCGACGGAATTGACGTAAACCCAGCCGACTATATCGAGCATGTGCTGCAATCAGTTGGGGCCAATGTGCAAATTGAGGGCATTGAGAACTATCGGGCCTATTGTAGAGCGGCCGATATATTAATCAGCACACCGCCCGAACAAAAGAGCGCCAAGGCTCAAAGTATTATCAACGATATAGCCGAGATTACTAACAGCCTTGTATTTTGGAGTACTGACAGGCTTAAAATCGTACCTTTAGCCGATAAGCCTGTAGGCGATTGGATGCCAGAAAATCAAATTCAATATGACCTCACGGCCGATGATTTTATCGCAGGCACAGACGGGCAGCTTATTCTATACAAGCGAAAAGATACAAGCGAGGCTTACAACGAGGCAACAGTCGAATTCATTAACCGCGCCAATAGCTACGAGAAAGAAACAGTATCTTTTGAAGTAGTGGCGGACGTGCAAAAGAACGGCCTCAAACCAGCCTCAAATAAAACGGCTCACTACCTTTATACAAAGGCTAGAGCGCAGTACTATGCGGAGCAATTAGCCATGAAACGGCTGTATTCAAAAACACAGTACACTTTTAGACTTGACTGGGCTTTTTGCACCTTGGAAGTTGGCGACCTTGTAACGCTCACAGATGAGGCTTGTCAACTCAACAAGCAAATCGTAGTTATAACCGCAGTGAATGAGGCGGCCGACGGGCAACTTGAATTCACGGCCGAGGGCAAGCCAGCAGGGACATACGCGCCAGCACGATATGACGTGCATGAAAACGAGCGCCCTTTTGTGGATTACAACCAAGAGGCGCCGAGCGTCAATGATGTGTCAATATTCCAAACAGTTGGAGACGTTGGCGGCAATCAAGTATTTATCGGCGTCAATGCGCCGAGCGGCTGGGGCGGCTGTTCCGTGTGGCTATCTGACAATGATGAAAACTACAGTCGAGTAGGATCCATTACGCAACAGGCTCGCATGGGGCGAACGCTTACCGCATTGTCTAATACAGGCGACAGCGTAAGCGTGAAACTCAATCAAGGCAGCATGAAAGGCGGCACACACATCGACGCCGAACGTGCGAATACCCTATCATGGATTGACGGCGAGGCATTGAGCTATGAGGGCGCGCAGCTACAAACCGACGGCAGCTATAAGCTGACTGGGTTAGTGCGCGGCCAATATGCAACTATACCAACAGACCACGCAAGCGGTGCGCGGTTCATTCGGATTGATGAGGCGCTATATCGCCATTCTTATAGAAAGGAAGATATAGGGAAAACAGTATATTTGAAGTTTACATCAATGAACCTGTTCGGCACGAATGAACAAGGCCTTGATGAAGTGCAAGCCTACCCGTATAAGATAGTGCCTTACTATATCCCAGAGGTTAGCAATTTAGCGCTATATACCAAATATTACGAAATCGGCAACGGCGTATTATCCTTTGACGTGGTGGCTCAATTTGATGTACCGCGTATCAATAGCCTTGATACAGTCGAATTGTGGTACAGAGAACAAGGCGGCACATGGAAATACGGCGGCGCTGGTGAGGGCCTTATTACTGTTAGCGGGTGCGAACTCGGACATACCTATGATGTGAAAATTCAAGTAAAGGACACGCATGGGAATACATCGCAGGGCTTAACTAAAAGCATTACAGTTGAAATGAAAAGCGAAATACCGAATGCACCGCAGGGCTTTTCTGTTTCATTCGGCGATATGGCACATTTCAATTGGCTAGAAGTTAGAAATGCCGATGTAGATTATTATGAAATCAGATTAGACCTCAATGCAGGGCAAAATGACGGACTAATTGGCCGAAGTAATAACACCACATTCAGCACCTTATTAACGGAACGCACCTCAAAAGTATATTGTATTGCTCATAATCCTGCTAAAGGATACGGCGCACCAGCTGAATTGACGTACAACGTGCCTATACCAAAGCAACCGACCAAAGTCAAAGCAACGGCCAATATCAGCGGTATAGGCGTTACGTTTGAGCCGATTCCAGTCAATTGCAAGGGTGCGAACGTATATATTGATGACAATGTGTATTACATCACTACGAACATTATCAATGTACCGCTCGAGGCTGGCGTATATGCTGTACAAGTTGCCTATGTTGACATGTTCGGAGAGGGGCCACGCAGCAGCGCGGAGAATGTAGCCGTAAAAGCTAAAATCGATAAGTCCTTACTAGATATGGAAAGTCTAGGCCTAGAGGGAATAGACAAAGCGGTAAACGACTTAAGAGGCGAAGTCGGAACAGTCAAGACCGCCGTTAATGGTATGGATAGCAAAATTATCGACCTTGGCAATGCATACCAGCGCACTTTGAGTGATTATCAAAATAATATCAATTCACAAATCACGCAGATTTCAAGCGGTATTGATTTGAAAGTAACGCAAGCTATCAATAATATGGACGGCGCTGAACTGGTGAGCCGTATTAATTTGAGCCCAGCAGGTACACGCATTGACGGCAAAATATTGCATGTTACTGGCGACGCATTATTTGACAATAATGTTATTACCAAAGGCATGATACAGGCTGGTGCCGTCACCGCCGACAAAATGCAAGTAGATAGCCTTTCGTCTATTACTGCAACAATCGGCACATTGCGAACTAAAACGAGTGGCGCAAGGGTTGAAATTAGCGATAATCTTATTGAAGTGTATGACGATGACAATCAATTGCGAGTGAGGTTAGGCGTATGGGAATAATTACATTTTTCAAGAAGTTATTTAAGCGATTATTTAAGCATGGGGGTGAAAATAACATGCCAGCTGGATTACAAGTATTTAATAAGAACGGCGTTCAAATTGTTAGCTTAACGGATAGACTTACAAAAGTATCTGGCGTTAAACGGTTTGATGTAATTGAGGAAAGCGGTAGCGCTACAGTCGAATTGAGCAAAGGTCAGCATATATGGTATTACTTAAATTCGTATGCAGGCGATAATGACGACCTTTTGTATGGATTCGGGCCTAGTTACAATATTGTTGTTGAGGGTGGTAAAATTTCGTGGAATTTAAAAGCGCCTAATAACGTCAATAAACCTTGTAAAGTAGCATTAATCTATGGGGTGATGTAATATGAAACATTTTGAAAGTCATAATAATGACAGCATAGTAACAATTAACGATACAGATAGTTGCTTATATTTGAAATACAAAATAAGCCTAAAGGATATACCTATTAAGCAGTCGGCTGAGGTGGCACGTAATATATATTATGGATATAATGGCGACGGAATTACCTACGGCGTTCAGAGGACACCAAACGGGGATATATACCACGCTTATTTATACATTCCAACCTTGCAGCGACAAGCTAACGAGCAATATGTATATGCTATGAGTACGAACATGCCTATCAAGGACATTGAACTTGCAGAAACAAGAAATAAGAACCACCCTACTCGCATCGGGAAATGGACGAATTACTTGCGAATCAGCTTTAAAACAGATAGCCTTGAAAACATACGCAAGATTGCTGACACTATGGAAGTATATGTATTTTCTAACAAAATGCCTAAAACAGATAAATATGGCATGGAAATATACGATAAAAATGGCAACGTTATATTTAACAGCAATTTATTAACAATGCGGTTAGCATTAGTCATTCATAAGGATTATCCTGCTACATTCCTATCTAAGGAAGAGTACGAAATCGGCAAGGTCAAATTTCATGGCATTAAAAAAGCTGGGTTGAGTTTTACCTATCCATTGGCAGCTATTGGCTCAGACAATGGCTTTATGGCCCATAAAGTTAGCTGGGACGGCGACGGTGTTGATATAGTAACAACGTACGGCGGAAATGCTGGCGGCACTATTAGACAAAACTCAATCACAACAACCCAAGTATTGATTTGTGAACTTGACGGAACTCAAAATATTCCAGCTATTGAAATAATGATGATTTAATAGCGAGGTACATATGAACTTTATCAGAAACGAGCCAGAAACATTACACATCGGCGCTGATTATCGTAGAGGGTACGAGGTCAGTGCCGATTTTGATTTAAGCAACTGCACGGCTGTTATGAAAGTGCGGAGCGTGCAGGGCAAGCTATTGGCCGAGGCTGAATGTGTAATTCATGATAATATCGTGTACTGCACTATCACCGCCGAGGCAACTAAGAACATCAACCGCAATTATAAGAGCGGTCAATATGATGTTTTCCTTATTCATGGGAACGATACCACTAAAATCGTAATGGGTGATATGAAATTCATTCATGATATTTCAGCACATTAGGGGGTGCAATTATGGAAGATACAAAAAACTTTGAATATGTGAACGTTAAAGCAAGGGTTCCGAAAGTGATAGACGTTGTAATTCCTGGAACGCAAGGAATCAAAGGGGATAAAGGCGACCCATTCCGATATGAGGATTTTACGCCAGAGCAATTAGAGGCCTTGAAAGGCCCTAAAGGCGATAAGGGCGAGGACGGGCTAAGTGCCTTTCAGATCGCTCAATTAAACGGATTTCAAGGTACATATGTTGAGTGGCTAAAATCGTTAAAAGGCAAGGACGGCGCAAGTGCTACAGCAGACAACGCTCATCAGTTGTTGCTGCAAGGTAACGTATGGTGCGAAAGTGCAAGCGTTGACGATGTACTCACTGCTTTAATTGGTAATATGGGGAAACCGTTCCCACGGACTGAGTTCAAGCCGTTGGCTGTTCTTAGTGTTGTAAGAGGTCAGCGTGTTATTGGAATCAATGGCGAACCGCACTACACAGTTAAAGTGGTAGGTAACGATACAGACGTATTCGGATTGAATGAGGCTGGCGTTGGTAACATTACAATCGAGCCACTAGGCGACGATGATGTGAAACTCACTTATCATAACTTTACAGGTGATAAAGTAGGCGATTATACAATCAAAGGCGTCCTTGATGATTCTGCTGTACAGCCTGACGAAACTTATGAGGATTTAGGCTCTAAATATTATAAGTATGGCCGTAAACTTGTAATTAATGTTACTAACCAACAAACAGATAGCGATTGGACTAGAAACAACTTCAACTTCCTTGGAAAATGGAAAGAACAGGACTTTGACTCTATTGAGATTGTAACGAACGGTAAAAAGTTACAATATATTTATTTAAGTTATAAAGGATTACCTCAAATTCCTATTTTTATTAATAAACCAGCATTAATTATGTTTAAACTTACATCTAGCATTACAGGTAATATAAATATTAATATTGGTACTAAAGAACACGGCTTAAACAATGTTGCTTGCATACTTGATACTTTGGAATGGTCTGAATCTGACAATCGATACATTAGTACAGGTAATGCACCGTTATAATAATTTAAGTTAAAGGAAGAACATATGCAAGAATTAACTGATTTCATGGGCGAGGCTTGGCGGACATTGACGGATTCGTTTGTACTAAAGGCCTTGCTTGCCGTAATCGCTGATGTAGCGATATATATGATTGGCTTAAAACATGTGCAGGTGCTAGGAATATTCATATTATTGGTATTCCTAGACCTCATTACAAAATGGGCGGCTATATCGTATCAAATGCTCGTAGATATGGGGGCAAATGCTGATAATCTAACCGCATTAGACAAATATATAGCGATTCCAGCTGCATGGGGTAAAGGGCTTATATCCTCAAAGCATATGCGCAAGCCTTTCGTTACAAAAGTTTTGACGTATTGCCTTGCTACTGGCGCCGCATGGTGCTTTGACTATATGGCAGGTCAATACGCTTTCGCCGTCAATATTACATGGCTATATCTTGGCTCAGTAGAATTATTGAGTATTCTCGAGAACATGCGAGACGGCGGAAATACTACCATATCTGGCTTGCTTGACGTGGTTCATGCAAGAGTGGATATGATACTCAAAAAATAATATAGTGTTGTTTGTGCCACGCTCAGACTATATGGGCGTGGCTTTTATATTGAAAAAAAGAGGTGCATACA